CTCGAATTTGGTTTATTAATAATTAAGTACTTATTGGCACTACCGGCCCCCAATTATTTATTTGCTATAAATCTTTCCCCCCTTTACTGTGTAATTTTGTTGGTGAACGCCATCGTAATCGGCAGTTCTCACCCATCTGAACAAAGGGTGTTTTATCTCCATCAAAGTTGTGCTGACATGTATATTAGACACGACAAACGAGTAACTAGCTTCATCGGTCCATTCCCATATATCAGTTATTGCTGGGAGACAAGCATCGAGCTTGTAAGGGTCGAGTTTTTTAAAGACATCTTCTAAATTTCCACGCGCCACTTGAAAAGCGCATTCTGGTATTCTGCTATCGCATTCCGCTATTTTTCGCATGAAATCCTTAAGCATTAAGTGAGCTACTTTGTTTGGTCCAGCATCCATGAGCAGGCCGAAAGCTTTAACGTAAGCACCAAGTTTGGGATTTATCTTCCCGTCCTCGGCACGTCCTAGCTTCCCTTCGAAACCCTGCGCATCTGTTCCCATTCTAGTAGCGTATGCTCCTGTTTTGCGCCATGGCATAATAAAACACCAATTCTTGGCGTCTGGATGTAATGGATTCATGTCAATATCATATTTAACAAAATACCGTTGCAACATGTGGATCCCCTCTGAGACTATTTCATCATCTTTGATCTTAGTAAAAAATCTGTTAATGTGGCGTGTAGAGTTAACTCTGCTCTTAATAGGATAATAAAAACGGGTTTCTCCCCTTTTGAGGGTGACTCCGTAGCGCTGAAGTACCTTGCCTAACTCGGCTGGGTATCCAGTATCATCCACTCCCATATGAGCAGCAATATCCTTAGGCATCTTTCCCACTATATCATCGCCGTACACTGAAAGTATGCACGCCTCCATAGCTCGCTTTGGGTGAATGCCGTGAGGTTTTGTTATCTCCACTATACCACATGTAATCATTACGATAAGCATTAAAGAATCAATATCTGATGTTGTGTGATAACCGCTGGTCATGATGCCAGTAACGATATACCACATCTTGCCAAACCATTGCACAACCTTAGCGTTAGCACAGGCAGTTTCAAAAGCAAACAACTCGTTGAAATTATCCATACAAGTTTTATCTGAAACGTTAACCCAAAAGTAACGAAGCATAAGAAATGCAAATAAGCCAGATGCAGTAAACGACACGTCTTGACCAGAAGCATCAGCAGTCCATAACACGTATTCATTTGGATTTTCCTCCGGGACACTAAATTCCTTACGTATCTCCTCCGGTAATACATTAAATTCCGAAATCTTCAGGTTGTGAAGGAGTAAATAAGGTAGACTGGACCATATACTTGATCCGATCATACAACCACGCCATCTACGAAACCCAATCATATAAGCGGTATCAACCAATTTGGTGATCATGTCGTGCATTTGACCAACCATTCCAATGAGTCTAATTTTACCTGCCTCTGCGTCGTATTGGCGAACTTCAGGCTTCGCTGTATAGACGTGAACCATTGGAGGTATCAAATATTCACTCATACCTATGTACTCGTGGAGTGACTCTAGAATGTTGTATAAGGCCCTTTTCGCAAAGGGTGCATTATCTCGCTTAGTTTTGAGTTCTGGAATGTCATAGTGTTTGAAACCCATTCCTGCGTTGGGATTATATTTAAGTTTATAAACTACTTCAGGGTGAACGGCAGGTAGGGTTTGATTCTCAGCAGCTTTAAATGCCAGCAAATAATACCCAAGTACAGCTGTAAATAGTACTGGGCTAATATCCATAGTGGCTGGTGTCTTAGCCATCTTATCACGCAAGGCTTCGATATTCTCCAAGCTAGGTCTGGTGCTAACAAAGGCACCACTTACATAGTGAGTATACTTAGGAGCGAAGTTTTTGCATGAATCAACAGCCAAGTTTCTGATGTCTAGATTAACTGGAACATCTTTAAACATTTTTGCTACTGGGAGTGTCCTGGTGGGGCTATCCGATAACACGGTTATCGGGGTGAATTTGTCCGATGGTATAATAGCTAAAGTCCTATCAGCGATATCTGTGCAATAATGATCAACAACTGAAATTTTCGTGACGAGAAGCCCTAACAAATATCTAATATCTTCATATTTAGACTTCGTTTCAGGATAGGTCAGAACAGTAACCCCAACAACGTAGTCGACGGGGCCTACGGAGAACTCATTTCTCACAGTGACTGTCCACGTCCTTTCTTTCTCACAAAAATCAATCTTAAAATTGTTCATTAGATCCCACAGACGCTTGTTACTTCTCTTTACAACCGATCTCAGGGGTGCAAAGAAAAGTGAAATCTTCTCTGGACTCC